AAACTGAAGACGGAGGGTGGAAACACAACTCTGGTACTTCTATAGACGATTTTGTCGCTGGATACTCTAAGAGTGAAGACAACTCTTTCTTATTCCGTGTTAAGTCCAATACTGGATCTGGCGCGGCTAACAACGCAGGTGTTTCTAACATTTCTCAAAAGAAGAGTATGTCAGAAATGTCTACCTCAGAAATGCTCGCAGCAGCCGAAAAAGGTCAACTGGGTTCATTTAACATCTAATAGTTCTATAAAGGAATACACTAATGGCTATTACAAATACCGCATTTCAAAATGTGGCCCTTGCTATCTCCGCTTACAGCGATGAAGCTTACACATTTGAACAGAAACTTAACTCAACAGGTATCGTAGGCAATCGCGCTGACATTACTGCTGATGGCGAAAGCTTTATTGGTCAGTTCCGCTACTACAAGCCACTTGCAGCAACCGTAAACGTTGCTTCGCTTTCAAGTGCTACTGACGGTACTTACACCGATGTCACAACTGACATTGCTGACTATGTTAAAACTGTTCGTACCTTTGGTGCGCAACAAGTAAACATGCAAGAAGTTGTATCAAAGCAAGATGGTCTTGCAAAGATTGCCCGTGACTTTGCTGAAGTTCGCGCACAGGACGAGCATAACGCTCTGTTGTCTGTCCTCAAAGGTGTTGCTCTTAGCGAAGTTACCTTGGGTGACAAAGGTGGTTCGGGTGCTGGTGGTTATATCGCATTTGACACAGATGGTGATACTGCTGCAACTGGTCACTTTGTTGACGTTAACGCGCTAGGTCTCTTTGGCGCTGCTGCAACTGGTGCTGGCGATCAGCGTAAGTTGTTTGACTCCTCGGCTGCTGGTGCTGCCCGTGGTGAGCGTCTCTTCCGCGCAATCGGCGCTGGTATGAAAGACCGCGAAGCTGACTTTATGTACCTCGTAACTTCACCAGAGCAAATGGCTGAAATGCGTGCTGCTAACCTTGTAGAAGATACAATGGTTACTGATGGCAACTTGAGCTTTAACACTATCTTTGGTGGTAAGTTCCGTTTGATCTTGACACGCGCAAATCAGATGATTGCTGGTGCAGCCTCTAACGACTTGAACGCACGTTCTACTAAGTGTTCTTTTGTTATTAACCCTGCAGCCGTTACTGCGGCCCCTGTAAGTGTTCCAACTCCTGTAGAAGTAGACCGTGATGCGGCCTCTTACACTGGTGGTGGTTCGACTAACATCTGGTATCGCTATGGCTTTATCATGCATCCAAATGGTTATGACTGGTCAGGTGCAACTAACGCATTTGCAACCAACACAACTCTTGGTGCTGCGGCGTCTTACACTCGTAAGGCCGCTGCGTTGAACTTGGACATTTTGCCCATTTTCCACTCCTAATCTAAATCTCGGAGGAACTAATGACACTAACTGTAAATACAAACAGCTACGTAAGTGTAGCTGATGCAGACACTTATTTTGTCACTAGAATCGACAGTGCTAACTGGACTGCTGCTTCTACTGCTCTGCAAGAGTCTGCACTAGTGACTGCTACCGCTTTGGTAGACGATCACGCATGGATTGGTTCAGCTGTTAGTTCCTCCCAAGCTCTAGCATGGCCTCGTAATAACGCTATCTATAATGATACTCGACTGGGAATTAACGTTACTTTTGGTAATAATGTTATCCCTAGTCAAGTCAAAGAAGCTGTTTATGAGCAAGCCCTTCACTTAGTAGACAACGAAGATGTCTTACAAGGGCAAGGACAAACCTTTGAATCTATTTCAATTGGATCTATTGCTATTTCTGACTCTGACTCTTCTCCTAACATACCTATAAAACCTGCTTTGGTTTTAAAAAAGATTAGACCGTTACTAAACAAAGCCTATGCCTCTGGCACAGGTTCAAGTTGGTGGAGGGCTAACTAATGGGAATTTCTAAGGCTAAGATTACAAATGCAGTGAATAAAGCCTTTGATGCAGCGGGAGAATTAGCGTCTACTGCTACTCTATCGAATAAGGTGGCAACCTCTTATAATTTTGCTAGTGGCAATGTTGCTAAGAGTGGTACTTCTACTTCTGTAAAAGTAATTATTACTGAAAAATCTTTAGCTGATGGAAGGGCAAAATATACTGCTCTTTTAAAAACAGCTGAAAGTATAGATGCTTATGACACGTTAACCGTAGGGAGTGATATTTATAATATTACAGACACTACAGACAACGGGTTTGTCATAACAGCTACCTTGACTAAGGAGGCGTAATGACTTACGAAAACGCTAGAAAAGCAATAGAGTATATGTTTACTAAATATTATTGGGTAAGTCAAGAAATAAACCTATACCCTGATAACTACCAAGGAACTATCGCAAATCATAACGAGTTTTTAAGAATAAATATTTTACCGTCTAATTCTTCAGCGAATTATGGAGGTAGTAAAAATCTTGAAGGTCTTGTTATAATTTCTATTTACGTTAAGGCTGGAGAAGGCCAAAAGCGAGTAATGGAAATTGGCGATATTCTGGATGTGCTTTTACAACATAAAAACACTTCAAATACTATTGGTGGGGTACAGATCAAAGGACCAGAGCTTGGGACTTCCTATTTAACTATAGGTGGTTTAGATCCAGCTAATAAAGCACTTTACAGTGCAAAATACACAATACCATTTCAATCTTATGGAGAATAAATAAATGGCTCATATTTCCGACCTTCGCGCAGGTATTTTTACATACCTCGACATCTTTAAAGGAACACAACCCTCTATCACTGCTTCTGACACTGCAGCAGAGATTGCGGCTCTTTTCGTATCGCCTAGCTCTGGAGACGTTGTTCGTCTTCCAAGTGTTCGCGAATTCCCTTCAATCGGTACACCAGCAAACATTGTAAACGTACCTGTTTACGGTCAAGCTACTTCTTCGCAGGTGCAAGGTCAGTCCGATGCTCCTAACTTGGAGATTACTGTTAACTACAACGCAGCTGACATGGACGCTTTCCACGCACTAGTGGGTACAGCGGTTATCTTCCGCTTTATGATGTGTGCAGCAACTACTACCGAAGCACAAGCGGCGGCTTCAACCTTAGCAACTGCTAACACTGAGTTCTATTTCCGTGGTAAAATCGAAGCTATTTTGGTTAACCCAAGTCTCACAGATGCTACTACTGCAACTATGACTCTCTCAACACAGTCTGACTTCTTTGGCCCTGCAACTATTGCAGCTTCCTAATAGAGATCGCTTAAGAGGGGATCCTTCGGGGTCTCCTCTGACTTATCCCAGATAGAAAGTAAAGAAATATGGATAAACCATTTAGTAAAAGTTTTGTTATGAGGACTACTTTTCGTCATATGAGGCGAAGTGTAGACATTAGTATTCGTAAGAGTTTTGAAAGATTTCAAGATTTTGAAAATGACTCTTCAACAGGACAAGAGATTATGGAGACTCTTTCTGTTCTTCATACTGTACGTAAAATGATGGATGACTTTCAAGAAGCAAATAGCTCGTTGTTCACAGATAAAGACAAATTAGATTAAGTAGGAAATAAATTATGAAAAAACTAGTAAACAAAGTAATGACTGAAGCTACAACCTTTATGGGCGAAGACGTTGAAGTAAAAAAGATGTCTGTAGCTGAAGTGTTTAAAGTTCAAAAACTTGCTGAAAAACACGGCAAAGCTAAAAACAAAGAAGAAGGCCAGATGGCACTTCTACGAGACGTACTGCGTCTTGCTGTAATCGGAGCAGAAGACTTAACCGATGAAGAATTTAATAGTTTCCCTGTTACAGAGCTAACGGAGCTATCGGACAAAGTGATGAGCTTGTCAGGAATTGGTCCAGGAGCCGCAGATGTGGGAAACTAACCCTTGAAGAAGAAAATATTTATGAGGTAGCCTTTAATCTAGGACTAACTGTTTATCAACTTCAAGCAGAAATGCCTTATGTTGAATTGCTTAAGTGGGTTTCTTTTTTTAATCGAAGACCTATTGGTTGGAGAGAAGACCAACGAACTTATATGTTACTTTCAGCGCAAGGGTTAAAGGAAGAGCCTGAAAAACTTTTTCCTACCCTTAAAGCTTTAAAAGAAGGCATTCCCGTTGAAAGAAAGGCTTTACCAAAAGGTAAATTCCTTGATATGATGCTTACTGCAAGAGACGGTGATAGCACTGATTGGAAACCCCCTTGGGTGAAAGGCAAACCATGAGTAATATAGTAACTACTAGAGTTCTTAACTTTGATAAAGAACTTCAAAGAATAGAAAACGAAATCAAAGAAATAGCTGCTCAAGATTCACATCAGATGATTGACAAGGCTACCCAAGAACTCAGGATAGTTACACCTATTGACACAGGTGAAGCAAGGTCTGGCTGGGTTAATACTAAACAACGAGATCTACTTGGCAACAAGGTTGGAACAATCTCTAATCCTGTAGATCATATTGCTGCTCTAAATGATGGGCATAGCAAACAAGCACCTCGCTTCTTTATAGAACAAGTGCTTTCAAAAATAGGCATTATTACCCCAGAATAAAATACTATGCCCCCGATGGCTCTTCATAATCGAAGACCTATTGGCTGGAGAGAAGACCAACGAACTTATATGTTACTTTCAGCGCAAGGGTTAAAGGAAGAGCCTGAA